TGGAAGTCTTACCGAGGGATGGCTAGCAAAGAAGCGCAAGTCGAATGGCACGGACGCTATAGTTCCTTTGAGGGGGTGGCCACACGGGTACCCTATCGTGGACCACTGCGATTGATTCTTGAAGACTTGGAACGAGGCATTCGGTCAGGGTTTAGTTACTCTGGCGCCACCAACGTGGACGAACTGCATGCGAAAGCGCAGTTTGTAACACAAACTTCGTCGGGTCTGTCTGAGGCACATACGCATATCGTGAATAGGAAGTGGTGATATGTCTACCGAGATTGACTACGGTAATTTAACTAAGCGTGTGGTGTTCACAGAGAACGACCACCGCCACGCGCAACTTATATTGAAGCTCAAGTTTCTACGGCTGACGCAGGCGACGTTTTTCCGCCACATTGTCACCGGTCTTATCAACGATGATGAGAGGTTGCTAGAGTACGTTAACGAGATATCTGCCAAATCAAAGATTAAACGTTCAAAAACCGAAAAGCTCCAAAAAATTGGCCGCCAAAAATTACGAGATTTTGCGTTAAGCGAGGGAGAGGTAGAAAACATATTCGACATTTTAGAAGAGGAGTTTCCAGAGTTATGAAACATGAAGATGGGTTGTTAACATGTTCGAGGGCATGTATGAAAGAGAAGAAGTCGTGTCGAGAGCGTGACTGTCGATTATGGATCGATTATAAAAGTGAGTATAATTGCACTTTAATATCTATTTATGAAAACGGACGCATGACATTGCGCGAGGTAGCTGACCGATTAGGCATTTCTTTTGCGAGAGTAAAGCAAATAGAAACGCAAGCACTTGAAAAGCTAAAAAAGCGCTGCCTCAACAAAGGTATAAGTTTTTAAGGGATTTATAAGATAAGGTTACTATTTATCAATGAGTTTAAATTTTTTAGAGGAGAATTCTAATGGCTCGTAAGAAACTATTGACAGAAACAGAGATTCGCCGCTTTATGAAGCTGGCTGATATGGGATCCATTGGCGCGACCAAAATCCAAGAATTCGGCGGAGCCGGAGATTATGCCCGCGATGATGATGCCGGCGAAGAAGAAATCGGCGGTGCCCTTGAACTGGGCGCCGAAGAGGGCGAACTTGAAGACGAGCTTGCCGGAGACGAAGGTCCCGTTGACATGGATGTCGACGTGGAAGAAGCGCCTCCGACCCTTGAGCCAGAAATGGCCAGTGCAGTCGAAGATGTTATTGCCGCAGCCGTTGAAGAACTGGTTGCTGGACTTGGTCCCCTAGGCGTTCAAATTAGCGTCGAAGGTGGCGATGAAGAGGCACCCGTTGACGATGTTGTAGATGATATCGGACTTGATGTAGAAGAGCCGCTAGAAGGAGGAGGTGAACTTGATGTAGGTATGGCGGCCGAACTCCCCGATGAGGGCGAACCCGTCCCTGAAATCCCCCTCCAAGAAGATACAGAGGCTTTGGTGAACGAAGTTGCGCGCAGAGTGGCGTTGCGATTGAGCCGGGAAAACCGGAAGACCCAGATGGTTGATGAACTTACTGAGAGAATTTTTAATAGACTGACTCAAAAATAGTATTGACATTTATCTTACGATCCGTTATAATAACCACTGGGAGCAATTCTAGTGGTTGTTTTTCTTGACAACCCGAAGGTGGTGATAATTGACACAATATCTTTTGTATTTTCTTGTTTTCTTGTTTGGGTATGTGACGTGCAAGACCTTCTATTTTTTAAGTTCCACCAAAAAGAGTATAAAACTCATTCAACTTTCACAAGTGGTGGGATTACTAGTCATCACCAAGGGTTTAGAGAACTTTCATTATTCTAAATATTATCGGTTGGCCCTCATGCAAGAGAACAAAGCTAGCCAACAAAACATCGATGCTTTCACCAGAAGTTTTAATGATGAAGTATCACAGTATAAAGAAAAAGCAATCAAAACCATGATTGATTCGCACGGCTCATTTTTCGATCAGCTTGTGGAATTTAATGATTGGGAGAGTGCTATGACTTATTTGGAAAGAAATAAGGATGTGGCACGAGAATTTTTAACAGGGAATTGAAATGATTAAGGAAATTAAAGAAGCCATTAAAACTGCATTAGCAGAGGCAAAGGCAGAGGAAAAGGAAATAATGATTATAGACCCAAAAGGAGCGGAGCCAGACCTGCGAGTGGTGGGGCTTTTCACAGATGTGACTGAAGAGAAGATAGCCGAGGTTGTCCATGGTTTATTATATATGAACGAACTTAATAAGATGGAATCCGATAAAAAGAAAAGGAAAGACATTGAATTTTACCTTTCGACGTATGGAGGCTCTGCTGATGATATGTTCGCACTGTATGATATAATGAAACAAATTCAAAAGGAAACTGATATTGTAACCATTGGTATGGGAAAGGTTATGTCAGCCGGCGTTTTGCTTTTGGCCGGCGGCACCCCCGGTAAAAGACAAATTGGTCGCAACTGTCGCGTCATGCTTCATTCGGTGGTTGCAGGCAACCATGGTTCACTCCACAATCTCGTCAATGAGATGGAGGCCATCCAAGACCTACAAGAAATGTACATAGATCGTTTGGTCGAGGAAACAAAAATGACCAAAAAGCAACTTAAAAAAATGTTAGAACAAAAAGTTAATATCTATTTATCAGCAGAGGAAGCAATTGAATATGGAATCGCTGATGTTGTTGTGTGAGGAAATGAATGTCTGAATTATATGAAATAATTGAAGAAGAGTACCTTAAGCAGATTAGTGACATGGATTTGCAGACGCTTATTGGAATGATCGAAGAGGTGTTGGATAGTCCAGCACCATTGAAAGAAGAAGCTCCACCTACCATGGCCAATGTCAGCGATGACCAGGCCATGGAAATGTTATTGAAAATGATCCCGGATATCGAAGTTTCAGAGATTGGATGGTCGGATGTACGTACTCCCGAGGATCAACAAGAGATTAAAGGACCTCAACGCCAATTGTTAGAAGGCTACTTAGAGAATATTCAAGGCTCTACTTTTGGCGAAAAAATACAAAGTGTTTCTAAGTTTTATACCGAGGGATCTGCGATGGTGGCGGAGCAAGCAGGCGATAGTCGCACACAACGTATTATGCAGGTTATCTCTTATCTTGTTTTTTATAAGACTCTTACCAAAGTGATCACCAACTTTAATGCGGCTTCGGCGGGGTTTAGCTTTGAATCTTTTCTTGCCGCACTGGTTAATGGAAAGCAGATTCCGACCGGAAGCAAGACGATTGCTGATTACCTTGATCGAGCCACCGGAGAAACCATCCCTGTTAGTCTTAAACTTTATCGCCATGGCGGATTAGAAGTAGGCGGCAGTTATACTGATTTAGTGAACGACTTGGTTTCCCCTCAATATCCCGAGGCTATTGGGGGTGGCATGAGATATGTGGTGTGTACAAAAGAGTTTGATACTAAACGAAAAGGATTAGAACAACAAGGAAAGATTAACTTTTATCAGTTTGATTTTAATCTCGATAATGTGTTGGCGATCCTCGCTTCATCGCGACTGCCAGATGTGGCTCGCCTCCCTCAATTGGTGGTGAGTGCACTAGCTGCAGGCCAACAAGTGGGAGCAGTAGAATTGTTGAACTTGCCGGCAAAAGAAAAGGAACTGTCAGCCGAAGAACTGACGCCTCTCTTTGACAAAGCGTTAGAACAAGAGATAAAGAAGCAAGCCGAAGAAAACCCCGACAGCCCTATCGCTGAGATTGATGCGGAGCATCTTAAAAAACTCTTAGCAGCTTTGGATTGGGAGAAGAATGATAACATCTTCAACAAAGAAAAGGTTAGAGGAAAAGGGGCGCTTAATAAAGCTTTAGTTAAAGCTCTGGTCAGAGATTTGTATGGGGAGGTACCTGACATTGTAGGACCTCTTAGAGCGGCGATTGTAAACGCCAATGCTGCAGTAGTAGATTCTCAAAAGGCCGCAGCCAAAAAGAGCGCCCGTAACCAGCAAATTGACGATATGATTGGAAAAGATGAGTTTCTATCGGTAGAAGAGTCGGTACGCCAATATAGTTTGCTGGGCAAAGCACAGAAAAAGCAAGCCCTTTTGAGCAGTTTGGGATATCTTAAGACGCATCACTTTTCATTAAATGAAAAGCAGG